CAGAAGTGGACCGCACATCTAACTCGCGGAAGTATAAGCAACTGGGGTTTTGGTCTTGATTACTATAGAGAATATGAAGATATGCCCAAGCAGTTATTGGCTAGGATATTTGTAATCAATCTGATATTCTTTCGGATTACAATAAACAGGTGGGAAGAATACAAATGGATGTAAAAGATTTACTTGTTAAAGCTCTCTATGAAAAAGAGAACTCTCGTGGCAGGTCAATACAAACAGAGATAGGTCCATCAGAATTAGGTGGCTGTCGCCGCAAGGTCTGGTATAAATTAAACGGACAACAAAAGACCAATGGCGGAGAGTTAAAGCTCGCTGCAATTATGGGAACTGCTATTCACGACACCATTGAAAAGGCTTTGTCAAACAATAAAGAAGTTATGCTTGAGCAGACTGTTGAGCATAATGGAATGAAGGCCCACGTAGATCTCTACATTCCTGGGACAGGCGATGTAGTGGATTGGAAGACAGTGAAGTTGAAGAACCTCGCTTACTTTCCAAGTCAGCAGCAACGCTGGCAAATCCAGACTTACGGTTACCTGATAGACCAAAGTGGCTTGGGGAAGGTCACTAATGTTCATCTGGTAGCAATACCGCGAGACGGTGACGAGCGCGATGTCAAGGTCCATACGGAGAAGTATGACCCTGCTGTCGCGCTTGAAGCCTTATCTTGGTTAGAGGCTATCAAGACAAGTGAGGTTGCTCCTGAACCTGAAAAGGATGAGAGCTACTGTAAGTTCTACTGTAAATACTTTGACGCATCTGGTGAGATTGGATGCGTTGGTCTAAAAAAAGAACGTACAAAGACTGAACTACCACTCATTGATAATGATGAGGCAAGTAATCAGGCTTTGGAATTTCTACAAATAGATAACAAGATAAAAGAATTGACAGCTCAGAAGGATGCTATTAAAGAAGCACTGACTGGTGTTGTCGGGGTTACAGCTACAGGTGTTGAAGTTAGATGGACAGAGGTAGCTGGACCTAAGCAAGTAGATAAAGATAAAGTCCAAGAGATTCTTGGATTCGTACCAACTATAAAAGGCAAGGATAGTCTGCGCCTTTCAATCAAACATAATGGAGGTAAGTAAATGGCTGCACCAGAATCAACAAAGTTCCAAGTCAATTTCAAGACACCAGATGGAACTCTTATCAATCTTTACGCTACATCTAAGGAGGAATTGGAGTCGTTGCTAACAGCAGCGTCTGACTTTTCAGCACTTATTGTTAGCACAAGCCAAGCGTATGGAAGCGCTGCACCTGCTGCTCCCGTTTACGCTAGTGCACCAGCAGTAGCATCAGCACCATCTGCTGGCGGAGAAGAAACAGTTGTAGATAAATACGGCAACACTTGGGTATACAACAGTCCAAGCGCACCAGAGTGCTCTCGCGGGAAGATGGTTCTAAAGCACGGTAAAGCTCAGGCAACTGGCAAGCCATACAAGGGTTGGTTTGATCCTTCTGCTGGTCCTAAGTGGACTGGTGCTAAGGTTCCAAAGGACCAACAAGCGGCAACGATTTGGGCGTAACACTATGCGAGAGCCGCGTGAATACGAGGCTCCGCTATGTGCACAAGTCGGAGGAGACCATTGGTTCCCAGAGGTTACTGGAACAAACAGTAGTTCTCGTTACCATACAAGTTTTGCGAAAACTATCTGCGGAAGATGTGTCCACCAAACCGAATGCGCTGAATGGGGTATACAGAACGAAAGATTCGGTATCTGGGGTGGCCTTACAGTCGTTGAATTAGAGGCTGCCAGAAGGAAAAGAAATATAAAACTGCCAAAGGAGGGGCGTAGTGCTTAGATTAGATAGAGCTTGGAAGTCTTCTCGCACTACAGCACAACCCCTGCCTACAGTATGGAAAGATCTAGAGAAGAAAGATATAAAGTTTAGACGAGGCCAAGTATGTATGGTCGCTGCTGCGCCCAATGCTGGTAAGTCTATGTTCGCTCTGGTCTATACCATTCAGGCAAAGGTTCCTACTTTATTCTTCTCAGCAGATACTGATACCGCTACAGTAATGATGCGAGCATCTGCACATACAGCAGGTCATACTCAGCAGACAGTTGAGAAAATGATTACTGATAATCCTCGCTACTATGATAAGTACTTGGAGAGTATGTCGCATATACAATGGGTCTTTGATTCCAGTCCTAATCTTGATGATATAGAAATGGAAATCAAGGCTTACATTGAACTCTATGGGGTGGCTCCAGAGCTAATCGTCATAGATAACCTAATGAATGTTGTTGCTGAATCTGATAATGAATGGGCAGGACTGCGCCAGATTATGGTTGAACTACACGATATGTCTAGGAAGACTGAAGCCTGTGTGCTAGTGCTACATCACGTCTCAGAACAGAGTGAGTATGGTAATCCAACTGAACCTTCAGCTCGCCGTGCTATTCACGGTAAGGTCAGTCAGCTACCTGCGATGATACTTACTCTTGGCTATAGCCCAATAGCAATAAGGCTAAGGGTTCTAAGTTTGAGACAGATGTGATGAAGTATCTACGCAAACTAGGACACTTTGCTGAAAGACTTGCTAAGGCAGGAGCCAATGATGAAGGTGATATCGTCACCATAATCGCAGGTCAGACCTATATTCTGGAGTGTAAGAATAGAAAGTCATTAGATCTTCCGCAGTTCTGGGCTGAAGCCCAAGCTGAGGCAGCCAACTATGCGAAGGCGCGGGGGCTTGTGGTTGAACCTCCAGCCTTCGTCATAGTGAAAAGGCGTAGAGGTAAAATAGAAGATGCTTGGGTAATACAAAGCCTAGAGAAATGGATAGAAAATGCCAGTACCACAAGGACAAATAACCAGTAGTGAAATCTTTACTACACCAGAAGTTAAAGAAGAACCGAAGGTGGAAGAAGCAGTAGTAGAAGAGAAGCCTAAAAAGAAATGATGTGTTCAGACTGCAAGGTGGCTGGTGAGTTCAACTCACGAGGCCAGTATGATAAAGCTGAAGAGATGCACGGATACTGTAAAGGAGACTGCGCTTGCCAACACAAGACTGGTCCAGGGTGGTGCGTAAGAAAAGGTCAAAAGGCGACTCTGATGCAAACACAGTCTCCATAGCAGATGTCGTTAGACATTTCGGAGGAGAAGTAAAAGAGGGTCGCAACATATCTGTTCGTTGTTGTATGCACGATGATGCTCGTAAGAGCGCAGTCATTGATACCTATAACAACTTGTATTTCTGTCATACCTGTGGCAAGGGTGGCAATGCTGTTAATGTAATTATGGAACTAGAGAATGTGGGGTTCAAAGATGCTCTCGCAAGGGCAGGCGAAATTATTGGAGGAAGCGGCTCACCATTACGCACAGGAGATAAGTCCAGACGCTCTGCAATATCTAGAAGGACGTGGAATATCTGAGGAGATAGCAGCTAGGTATCGTCTTGGTTCTATTGTAGATCCGATAGAGGGACACCAAGGATACGAAGGCTGGATATCTATACCTTACTTCACTGCTTTAGATATCTGTGTTGGCTTTAAGTTTAGAAGACTTGATGATGGCAAGCCTAAGTATGGTGCGCCTGTTGGTCAGAAGTCACACCTGTTTAATGTCATTGCAACTATGTCTAATACCAGCAAGGTAGTTGTATGTGAGGGTGAGTTTGATGCGATAGTTATGGAGGCTAACTGCCAAGTGCCAGCAGTTGGAGTGCCTGGTGTTGCTGCTTGGAAGCCTTATTATTCAAAGTTATTCAATGGTTTTGATATGGTTTATGTAGTCGGAGACAATGATGTAAAGGAAGATGGGACTAACCCTGGAGCTGAGTTCTCTAGGCGTGTCGCAGGCGAGCTAATGAACTCGCAAATCGTACAATTACCACCAGGTATGGACATAACAGACTTCTATCTGGTGAATGGACAAGAAGCAACAGCCAACCTAGTAGGAGGAGTTAAGTGAGTGACTACAAAGAAGGAATTGACACAGATGGCAGAGTATCTGAAGGAATTGGGGATGGTAATAGTTTCCATAGACTTCAAGAATGGTATGATTACAGTCAAGCCGATTCCAACAAGAGATTAGACGCGGAGTTTATTGCTAATGTCTGGAGAATCCTTGACACCGCTGGCAATTTGCTCATCCGCAAACATAAAGATTATGGTCCAAAGAACATCTCTCACAGTCCAGGTGGAGCACTCAACGGATTACGAGTGCGTATGCACGACAAGGTGGCTAGAATCAATCACCTCGTTGATAGTGAAGTATCTCCCAGCAACGAGTCACTCAGAGATAGTTTCTTAGATCTACTTAACTACTCTGCTATTGCAATGATGGTCCTAGATAAGACTTGGCCTGAAGTTCCCAATGACTAACATTCATCCAGCTATCCTTGATATAGCTCCTAGCGTAGCCAATACTATCTGTCGTAGGTTTCGCAACTATGTAGATAGGGACGATGTAAAGCAGGAATGCTACGCCTGGTATCTAACAAGAGTAGAACATCTAGATGAATTATTAAATGAAACTAATCCTATCCAGAAGGTAATCAACGAGAAGCGTATTGCTTGGCAGATGAAGCGCCACTGTGAGCGCTATGCTCGCAAGGAGAAGGCAGCAAAGTCAGGCTATCGCATAGGCGATGAAGCCTTCTATGACACTGCAACGATAGCTCAACTACTGCCTCACGTTATTGCCTCAGTAGTAGATAATATAGTCTTAGAACAGGCACAGAACCTCATCAATGATGGTCAGCCGCGTAAGCAGTCAGCTCCAGCAGAGGGCGGTAATCTACTTGCTACCCTGATAGATATTAAGAAGGCTTATCTAAAGCTAGAGATAACAGATAAAGATATTCTTATCAAGAGATACCACGAGAGCCTCACCCTTGAGGCTATGGCAGAGTATCTAGGTTGCGCTGTATCTACTGCTGATCGTAGATGTCAGGCTTCTCTGCGTAAGTTGCAGAATAATGTGGGCGGGGAGAGTCCCTACCAGTGAAAGAACAAGAGCTCTTTGACTATCTAAAAGGCACACACTTTCCCGACCTTGAAAAGTCTGAAGGGGTCTATGATTCTTTTGACTGCTCAACTAATGAAAAGAATCTATACATAGAATTAAAGTGTAGGCATACTCACTATCCAGATTTACTTATTGAAGAGATGAAGTATCGCAGGCTTATTAACCAAGCAGGTAGCCTCACTCCTTACTACATCAACTCCACGCCTGTCGGAGTCTATGCCTTTGACTTATCAAGAGTTCCAGAGCCAGCTTGGTCTGAGAAGTGGATGCCTACCACCACTGAGTTCTCTGATACTAGAAAGATTATGAAACTTGTAGGCTTCCTCCACCTAGATTATGCAATACCTCTATGACCGAAGGCTTCTATAAAACTGATACCTTCAAGACATCTAACGATGATACTTGGAGCACACCTAGAGATTTCTATAATAACCTAGCGAAAGAGTTTAACTTTACCCTTGACGCTGCTGCACTTGCTTCATCTACCCTTGTCCCTGATAAC